GTACTCTCCTGTTCAACACTCGTCGTAGTGGTTACAACGTGAAAGAATACAGCGCTAACTACTTCAACGCTGCGGCATTCCCTGAAGATACTATCCCAGCATTCACAAGTACTTGGGTAACAGTAAGTGGTAACATGACTAACGGCGCTCCATACATGGGAAATAAGGCTCAACGTAACATGGTTGTTCAAGCCCTCAGAACATGTATCGACACTTCATCACAACTACGTGAAGACGAAACTTACTTCAACCTGATGGCCACACCTAACTATTGTGAAGTTCAGCCTAACATGATTGCGCTCAACAACGACCGTAACAACACGGCCTACATCATTGGTGATACTCCTCTACGCCTAGCGGCAGATGCGAATGCCATCATTGGCTGGGCAACTAACACCGCCGGCGCAACAAGCACCGGCGCTCAGGGTCTAGTCACTCGTGATACATATCTAGGCATCTATTACCCAAGTGGTATTACCACTGACCTCACAGGCAGTGAAGTTGTTGTACCATCAAGCCACATGATGTTGAGAGTGTTGCTTCGTAATGACGCTGTTGCCTATCCATGGTTTGCGCCTGCCGGCCAGCGCCGTGGTGTAGTTGATAACGCTAATAACATTGGTTATATTGATTCCGCCACTGGCGAATTTGTAACAACAAAGAACAGTGTTCAACTACGAGATATTGAATACACAAACTTCATCAACCCAATCGCATTCTTTACGAATTTGGGAATTTTGAACTACGGTAACAAGAACTCGTTTGATAGTCAAAGTGCCCTCGACCGAACCAACGTTGCTCGTTTGATCTGTTATCTACGTGACCGTCTACAAGTAGCAGTTCGTCCGTTCCTGTTCGAGCCAAACGATGCTCTAACTCGCACACAAGTTCGTGCAGTATGCCAGACCTTGTTGGCGGATATCATGTCGAAGCGTGGTGTTTACGACTACCTAGTCGTTTGTGATGAGTCCAACAACACACCAGCTCGTATTGACCGTAGTGAACTATGGGTAGATATTGCCATCGAGCCCGTCAAGGCGGTTGAATTTATTTATATTCCGATTCGTATCTTGAATACTGGTGAACTATCAGCCGGATAACCTAAACTTTAGGTAATACCAAAGCCCGACATGATTTAGTTCATGTCGGGTTTTTTTATTGAATTCATGTCTTCAACAACAATAGGAAACCACTCAAAACTTTTTGCAGAAAAAAGATAAATAAGTGTATCAAGGAGAAACAAATATGGCCTTTTCAAGTATATCAAAACAAACAGTTCCCGCCCCCGGCGCGGACGGCTCACTAAACGCTCAGGGCTTATTGATGCCTAAGCTTCAGTACCGCTTTCGCATCTTATTCGACAACTTCGGTGTAAGTCAGCCAACCACTGAACTAACAAAACAAGTTATTGACTTTACTCGTCCAAACGTGTCATTTGGCGAAGTACCGATAGAAATTTACAACTCAACAGTGTATCTTGCCGGCAAGCCAAAATGGGAACCGGTAACCGTCAACGTTCGTGATGATGTTAGTGGTGAAGTCGCTCGTCTAGTTGGTGAACAACTACAAAAGCAGTTTGACTTCTCAGAACAAGCCTCTGCCGCGGCCGGTAACAACTACAAGTTCCAACTACGCTGCCAGATGCTCGACGGCGGCAATGGTGTATTTGCCCCAACCGTGCTGGAAGAGTGGGAACTATATGGTTGCTATCTTGTTAGCGCTAACTATGGTGGTTTGAACTACGGTACGAATGACCCTGTGCAAATCGCTCTAAGTATTCGCTTTGACAACGCTGTTCAGACACCAACTGAGTCCGCTGGACCAAACGCTGCTTTCGGTATCGGTATGAACGTCGGTCGAAACATCGGACAGAACGTATCTGGTATCGGTCAGGCATAATAGGTCAAAACAATGGCGGGATTCTTTCAACAAGCTCTCAAAGGCGCCGCCACTGGCTTCTTCAATGACGCCTACCTCAGGGACTTTAAACACGCTAGCAAAACGTTCACAACGAACGGCTTTGCTAACGCGCCCAAGTTCAAGTGGCTATTCCATGTTTACTTTGATGTCAACACCTCATTGATAAATAGCGGCGCTTTCGCTGACCCAATACTACCGGGACTCTTGGTCAAGAGTCTTACATTACCTAAATTCAGTCCTCAGGTAGTTGAGATGAATCAATACAATCGTAAAAGATATGTTCAGACAAAAATAAACTATGACCCTGTGAGTATCACATTTCATGACGACAATGCCGGTGCCATCAAACAGTTATGGTATAACTATTACAGCTATTACTACAATGATACGATAACTGCCGCCCAAAGTAAAACTGCCGCCCTGATAAACAACACATATTCTGACGATATAAGCCGAGACCAAAACTGGGGATATTCCGGAGAGCCTACTTCTGGCCCAGGTCCTGTAGCCATAGGAATTCCCAAGCCGCAGTTCTTCAACAATATCAAAATTTACGGTTTCAATCAACATAACTTTAGTTGCTACACTCTAATAAACCCTATTATTGAGCGATTCGAACACGATACATACGACTACTACCAAACAAATGCCACGATGGAAAATCGTATGACCATCAGGTATGAGACTGTCACTTATCAAGAAGGTGCCATCAACGGTGAAAGACCGGATGAGAAAATACCTAGCTTCGGCACCGACCAATATTATGACCGCACCCTGAGCCCTATCTCCCAACCCGGCGGCAACAAAACAATCATGGGTCAAGGTGGTTTAGTAGACGCTGGTTCTGGAATACTTAGCGACCTAGCATCTGCAAATTTTGGCGGTGCACTAGCCAAAGGACTAAACGTGGCGAATACATGGAAGAATCCGTCTCAGATCCTGACAGCCGCTAAGTCAGAACTAGTTGCGGGTGCATTGGCGGCAGCATCTAACCCAGCGGTAGGTCGAGCGGCATTTAATTTTGCCGCTCAAGGTGCCTCAAGAGCGGGCGCGGCAATTCAATCCGCTTCAACAAACATAAAGAACACCTTCGCTCCACCAGCTCCACCTGACCCTTGAACAGTGACTAAATACACTATCACGGAGTATTACAGTGGCACAAGATCAATCAGTCAGAATTTTCAATGAATTTTACAATCTCAAATTAGTGGTTAGCGCCAATGAGTATGAGATTGTTCAGTCATTTTTTAGAGGTTACACAGACTCTCTCGCTGTGGCCGACAACTTTACTGAGACTTTATTCAGAATCTCAAATCAAACAGGAATCGAAGTCCTGACCTTATTGGACACTTTTCAAGCCGAAGACTCGATGAAGGTAGCGCTAACTATGGCATACTATCTCAATAGTTTCAGCGATAAAACAGTGTTGTATGGTGTTAGTAACCCACTGACGCCAAATATCCAGACACAACGAAACATCATTCAATAATCATGGCTAAATTTTCAACTGGGGTTTTTCAGCCTAAGAACCCAGGTAAATACATCGGCAAAGGCGCAATCCGATGGAGGAGTTCCTGGGAACTCACAGTCATGAACTTCTTTGACGGTAACCCTAACATTATTCAATGGGCAAGCGAAAGTGTAAAGATACCATATCGTCATCCATTCACAAACAAACAAACCATCTATGTCCCGGACTTCTTTGTAATGTATCAAGACAAGTCCGGATCACAACGAGCCGAACTCATAGAAGTAAAGCCGCTTAAACAAACAACCCTACAAGAAGCTGGTAGAAGTAAACCGGCACAAGTAGCCGCTATCATAAATCAGGCCAAGTGGGCTGCAGCCTCTGCCTGGTGCCGAAGAATGAATATCCAATTCAGGGTCATAACCGAAAAAGATATTTACCGAAAGTAACCAAATAAATAAACTATGACACGCCAATTACATACGCTTTTCAACCTGCCTGACGATGATGACGAAAACAAATCACCGGAAGATTCCACAGATGATATCGATGAGAGTTTCCTAACATCAGAAGTTCAAGACACCCTAGACAAGATTGAATCAGCACTACCTCAAGTCAAAGGGCTTGAATCTAGTGATAGAGAGATGGACGAACTTGCCGACCTCGCTAAAGACGCTTTCAACAACCTTATGGACATGGGTATGCAAACTGATTCAAGATTCGCCGCTGAAATTTTCAACAGCGCTCACGGTTTTCTAGGCCACGCTATCACTGCTAAAACTGCCAAGGCAAATAAGAAACTAAAAATGATCACCCTTCAACTACAAAAGGCAGAACTTGATCGTAAGATAGCGGCCGCAGCGGCAAAAGGTGAGTCGGCTCTACCGGAACCGACTCAGTTAGGCACCGGTCAAGTCATCGACCGTAATGACCTTATTCGACAAATTTTGGCCGAGAGTAAAATCAAAGCCAATGATAAATAAAGAATACTACGGGAATTACCATGACAATCAGATCATTCAAAAAATATCTTGCTGAAAGCGTAAGAACATACAACTACAAGATCAAGATCGCCGGCGAGCCGCCTAAAAACTTTCTTGACTTGTTCTGCCATAATTTAAGTAAATTCGACCCTGTAAAAGTGGGCCAGCCAAAATCAACTCCTATTCAAAAAGATCCATATGGTTTTCCAGGATTGAAAGATCAAGCCATTCACATCATCGATGTTCAATTCCGATACCCCGCTACAGAGCCTATGATCAAACAAATGGCAAGACTGTTGGGATATGACGAGAACAAGGTTATCATGGTGCAGCGTGACTATGACGACAGCATCAATAAAGAGGCAGAGTTATATGCCAATCAGGCTAGCCATACTCCTGTTCTAGATCACATCGAACTAGAAGACAACGGCAAGGAAGCCTCTAAAGAGTATGCGGACAGTTATCTGGGTCGTATCAAGTCGCAAGAGGCGGGTAAAGAGATCAAGAACAAGTATGCCGCTAAAGAAACAAAGTCGGCATTCGATCCATACAGTAAAACACAGGCTGAAAAAGGCATGGGCAATAAGAGTCCTATGACTAAGATCACTCGCCCTGACCGTCCGGCAACAGGCGCTCAACCCTCAAAAAAGAAATAAGGAATACTAATCATGAGTTTAAAAGATTGGATGAAAAAAGTAGAGAGTATTCAACTGAACGAAGCTCCTCAAACAGTTATGGTACCATCTACACAACCTGGGTCATCGACACCCGGTAAACCAATAGCATTGTCAATCGACACATCTAAGCCAGGTGGTTCGGTGGCAGCGGCTGCGCTTGGAGTAAAACCAGGACAATCATCGGCAGTCGCTGGTCCAGGTAGCGCGGTAAAGGCTGTAGTAGCGCCTGGATCGTCAACAACTCAACCTGGTACTCAAACTACTCAGCCAGCGGGGGCCCAGAATACTCAAAATGGTAATCAAGCGGGACTACAGGAAGACGATGTTGAATCTGGCAATCGTCAATCTGGGCAGACATCATCAAAAAAGAATGACGCTCTTGATGCCATTCTTGGCAATCACCCACATGAACACAAAATGTGTCAAGAAGGCTGGGGTATGGACAATTCGTTGTTTGAAGCGCTGGCTGATCATTACTTCAAAGAAGGTCGTATTCCACGTTCAGTGTGGCACGGCTCAGCCGAAGGTCTACGTGAGTTCGTTGAAAGTTGCTACGCTAAGGACACAATGGGCAACAATCAAGACGCTATCAACAACGGTATGTTGGATGAAGAAGGTGTGGCGGAAGGCTTTAGTTCTCCATATTATCATGTGATGAATGGCAAAAAATCTGTAAAAGTATTTGTTGATCAAGAATCTGCTATCAAATTCCTAAACGCATATAGAAAAAAAGATCCAACAGCCAATAGTTGGAAAATTGTCGCAAAGCCAACTGCTATGCGTGAAGGGCAAGGTGTGGCGGAAGGCTCAAAGGAAGACTTCACAATGACCGCCCGCGGAGCCGATCCTAGACTAGACAAGTACGCTACTGATCCTAAGCCTGGTGTAATGAACAAGATCGGCAGTGTTCTAAAGACAGGTGCAAACAAAGTGATCAACACCTTAGGTGGTCCAGATTACGAACAACTAAAAACTCGCCCACCAGGCCCACTAGATGAAGAAATGAGTCCATTAGAGCGTAGTCTCAGACAATCAACAAAGGAAAACACAATGTACGAGAGTAAAAAAACACGATCTGTGGCAGAA